TAAGGATTGGTACAGCCGTATTAAGAGCATTTGCAACCAATACCGGGTGAAAACCCTCTATGTTGAAACCAATGCCGACAAGGGCATGAGCGCAAAGGACTTGACGGCGATGGGTTTACGCATTAAACCGTATAATGAGTCCCAGAACAAGCATCTCAAAATTAGCACGAACCTTTACAAGTTCTGGAACTATATCGAATGGGCGCCGGAATCTGACGATGAATATATGTTGCAGGTTACGGATTACAAAGAGGGATCAACGCCTGACGATGCCCCGGACTCCGCGGCTTCGCTTTTGAGAGAGGCCTTTTCAAGCGGGGGATCGGTGTCAAGGGCAAAATATCAGTGGTGAGGTTTTTATGTTAGAGTACGCGAAAAAGCATGAGGATAATCTGCGGAAATTATTTTATGATGTCGCCTTTGATCCGTTCTATAAGTTTGAGCAATTTACTACATACAGAGAATCGTTGAAATTGCCGGATGATACCTGGGGAGCAAATCACTTTGTATCCATCCACAATGGCGAAATAATCGGGATGGTAGGCTATTTCATAAAAAGGCCTGAGAATCTTGTTGAAGGAATACACATAGTTCATTTTGGCGGTCCGGCAGCTTCCAATTTTTATATTTTCGGGAAGGACGTATTAACTGCGATTAAAGATATTTTTGAGAAATACGCCTTTAACAAAATCAACTTTTGCGTTGCGATTGGAAACCCTATAGAAAAAACCTATGATAAACTTATCAAACGGTACAACGGCAGGATAGTAGGTATAAAAAGACAGGAAATAAAACTGATAGACGGCAAACTGTACGATAAAAAGGAATATGAAATTTTAGCGTCAGACTATTTCCAGCATGGGGAGAGAACATGAAAAGTATAAGACAAATACTCAATGACGGATGGCAAAACCTTATTACCGGGCTTGGCACTTCAGCAGACAAACAAAAATCATCAAAAAACAAGCTTAACATAATTATGTCTGATGAAGAACTTGAGGATATTTTCATCGGCGATGGCCTTGGCACAAACATTGTAAAGGCAATTCCTGACGATATGTTCCGGGAAGGGTGGGACTATGAATTCCCTGACGAGGACGAATTAAGGTCAAAGGAATTGAAAGATGAATACGATGCCGTTTTTGAGAACATCAGCGCGGTATCAAAAATCAAAGAAGCGTTTTATTGGGCGCGGCTTTACGGTGGCGCCGTCATTCTTATTGGGGCCCTTGACGGCAAGGATTTGAGTCAGCCGTTAGTGGCTGCAAAAATCAGAGACAACGGGTTTGAGTATTTGCGCGTAATAGACAGGTCGGATATCGAATTTTCAAAAATCATTTTCCAGCTTGATCCCACAATGCCCCGTTATGGGCTTCCGGAGTTATACCCTATAAAGTTTATCAATGCTACCGGCAGTCATGACATTAAAAACGTCCACTACAGCCGCGTAATTGAAATACACGGCGATCCAATACCAGCAGGCGCGGACAGGTACCAGAGAGAACAAAAGTATTGGGGGTTAAGCGTTCTGCAAAATGTGAACGAAAGCTTGAAGTCCGTTGGAAGCTCTATCGGCAGCATAAGCCATTTGTTAAATGAATTCAGCATAGGCAAATATAAACTGGGAGATCTTGCGGATATCCTCAGCCAGCCCGATGGCGAGGAACTCATTAAAAAACGTGTTGCCATAGATGACTTAACCAGAAGCGTTTTTCATTCGATGTACTTCGATAAGGACGATGATTTTATCCGCGAGAACGTAAGTTTTGCCGGTGTTTCCGATGTTCTCTATATCATTTTCATGCTCGTTTCTTCATGCACACAGATACCGATTACCCGCTTGTTTGGCGTATCCCCTGCCGGGATGAACGCGACCGGGGAATCGGATATGAGGAATTACTATGACAAGGTTCGGTCCAAACAAGGCACGGATGCAGCTCCTGTTTTATTGCGATTGGTGCGGATAATTTCCGAATGGAAAAAACTCCCTGAGCCGTATGTGAAATGGAATGCCCTACAGCAGTTGTCGCCAAAAGAACAGGCAGAGGTTGAAAAACTGGAAGCGGATACAGAACAGGTTAAAGCGCAAACATACCAGGCATATATCAACGCCGGAATAATTCAGGACTATGAAGCGCGTTACCTGCAGTTCGGGGACACGCTGGATAAGATACCGGTGCCTGAGGATATGCTCCCATCTGTATCGACCCTGCCAGAGGTTCAGGAGTTACCCGAAGGGGAAGATGGTAATGAGGAATCAACAAAAGAGGGAGAGGATACCGATAACGGCGAAGATGATACCGCTTCTACAGAGGATCGCATCGCGGAGCTTGAAGAAAAAAAAGAATTGACCAAAGAGGAACAGGAAGAACTGGAAGAGCTGAAAAAGAAGTTAGGGGAGGAAGAAAAATAATGCTTGAAAAATGTCCATGCGGATCGGGGCTTCATTATTTTAAGTGTTGCAAGCCCTACATAAAAGGCACTTATTACGCCCCCACTGCGGAAGCCCTTATGCGAAGCCGCTACACGGCCTATGTGGTCAAGAATGTTGATTACATACTTGATACCTGCCTGAACAAAGAGAACATGAACATTGACGGCATAAAGGATTGGAGCGAGAATTCAAACTGGCTTGAGCTTAAAATAAATTCTGTCAAAGGCGGCGGCACTGCGGACATCGAGGGAATCGTAGCGTTTGAGGCGACCTATGAACGCAAAGGGTTAAAGAACATTCATCGCGAGATAGCCAAGTTTGTGAAAAAAGACAACCGCTGGTTTTACGAGGACGGAAAAATCGCGCCGGTGCCGATTGTCCGTAGCCAACCGAAAGTTGGGCGTAACGATCCCTGCCCCTGCAGGTCAGGGAAAAAATACAAGCATTGTTGCGGGGAATAGGTGCAAATATGAAATTTGAAATGAGCCTAAGTACGCCGAATTTGGTATTTGCATCCACAAAAGAAAAAAAAGAGAAAACCCTTAAAGAAGGTTTTACTTGCGTTGATGTCACTACCATCTGTGGAATAGACATGGGAGAGGACAGCGCGATTCTCGTAAGCCGCGAATCATGGAAACGGTTGGAAGTATTTATGGCTTTGCTTTCCGGAGTGAATATGTCTTTAAGCAAAGATGAGTTAAATGACATTTTGGGTAAAAAATGATTTCTACTTCCGGCCGCATCGGGCTTAAATCTGCGCTGTTCGCCAGACGCAAGAGAATGGGCAGGGCTGCCCGGGGCAAATCCCACAAACCGACAAAATGGCTGTACCCATGGTCAGCGGAACGCCGGTATTCTCAGGCGATAAAAGCATGGATAAAACCGATGCAAGAATATGTCCATGAGTATTTGAAAAACAATCAGGAGGCAATTCTCCGGGGCGATTCTGCGGCGTTGATGAGGCAGGACGAAACGCCGGGCGGCTCATACCGCAGAATGGTCAAATCTCTTTACGGTTGGCACACAACGTATTTCCCCCCAATTACTGAAAGCGGTACCAGAGACAGTACGCCGATTGTTTTTATGGGGCTTGGGAGCATTGCAGATTCAATGGCGGACTTTAACGGCGAGCAATGGAATAAAGCGGCCAGGGCAGAGTTAGGCGTCGAGTTTCCGGTATATGAAAGTTGGTGGCCGGAAACCAAACAGGCATGGCAGGAAGATAATTACAGGCTTATTACCGATGTCGGTACTGACTACATCAAGCGCGTGAACCTTGCCGCTGAAAGGGCTATTACTTCCGGGATGTCCCCGGCCCAGCTTATAAAAGCAATTGCAAAAATCGACAGTACCATAAGAACGTCAAGGGTCAATCTTATAGCTCGCGATCAAATCGGGAAACTTAACGGACAGATAACACAGGCGCGTATGGAAGCCGTAGGCCTTGAGATGTACGAATGGTCAACATCATCTGACGAGCGCGTCCGCGATTCCCATGCGGAACTGGAAGGGATGATTTGCCGATGGGATGATCCAACGGTGTACTCAGAGGATGGCGGTAAAACATGGGAAAAAAGGCCTTCTGATTGGTGCCAGTTTCACCCGGGGCAGGATATACAATGCCGCTGTACCGCGCTGTCATACTGGGC